CTTAAGGCACCGCGTTTAATTCAAGGTGTTGCGCCACAATTTGTGTGTTTAGTGGGCCCGTGGATTGCTAGCTTGCAACGCTGATGAAGCGCCGTTGGAACATAGATAATTTCATAACATTCACTAGCGGTATTAATGCGTTGAATTTGGGCACAAAGTTTATGGAGCATGGCGGGCGGTTGTTTGAGGACGATATCGGTAGTTTTGATGCTTCCATTGCCAAGATTTGGTGTGAACTTGAGGTGTGGTTGAGTAAGCGGTTCGGCTGTCCGCGTGCCGTAGCCGCGTTGATGGTTGCCAACATAAGCACTCATGGATACACGCAGCATGGGTATAAGTACAAAGTTGAAGCCACGCGTAAGAGCGGCGATCCATTCACCTCTTTGTATAATTCAGTCTTGAACGCGTTGTTTCATGTGTTCTTGTACTGCAAGCTGCGAGGCGTGGATCTCGAGCAAGCTATGCTCGAGTTGAAAATGTTGGTACAGGGCGATGATAATGCAGGTAGCCACAAGCCGCAAGTGGTTTTGCCTTGGCAATTTGGTATGGGAAAATTAGGCTTTGAAAGTAAGGCAGCATACAGATTGAATCCAAGTGAGCTTGAGTTTTGCTCAATGCGATTGTACCCCGTGGGTGAAACTTATGTGTTTGGGCCCAAGCCAGGTAAAGTTCTGGCTAAGTTTGGTTATGTTATTGATCCGCCAAACGTCCCGCGCGAGCAATTGATGCGCGGGATTGCTTTAGGGTTGGAGAAGCAGGTGAACTTTATTCCACCTTTGCGTGCGGTGGTCGACCGCGTCCTTGAGCTTACAGAAGGGCATGAAGCCTATAAAATCCGCAGGTATGAAGGTCACCTGTTGGATTATTCAACTTTGACTACAGAGTTCAACGTCGGCAATCGAGTTGAACCTGCACTCATGTGTGCTCTTTATGAGCAATATGGGTGGGATTATCATTACCAAGCCGAGTGGGAGCGTGAGCTCTCTAAGATGCAGCTCGGAGATAAGTTGAATTTCCCTCTGTTGGATCTGCTGTTTGACCGCGATACGAGCGGGCCACAGCAAATTTTTTGAGCTGCGAAGCCTAAATAAAATATCTTGAACGTCCGTTACCGTTCACTAGGGCTAACTCATGTCCCTGTGAACGTTAAAGACCTACGAGTGGTTCCAAGGCCACCGGACGCGTGTATTTGTCGTTATTCTGAGGAACGTTCCTTGGTTCGTGAACTATAGTTTCACGAGAGAGCTGGCTCAAATCCAGGTGCAGAAGGCCGCCCATTGTCGAATGGGTGCTCTGCGCATTGTTGTGGAAAAGCTGTCTTCAGGGCTGCGTGGGAGTGCCTAGCGCACACGTAGCTCGTGAAATGTTGGTTGGATAAAGGTGTGGTAACCGAAGTCCTCTTTAGAGGTCCGATCTGAAGCAACCATGTGCATTGAAGTTTAGACAAAACCCTCACATTAACTCACTCTCGAAGTGTCACTCTCCACAGTTGGCCCATTGGCGTAGTTAGCCCGGCAACTGATGTAGTAGAGCAGGGTAGTATTCTCCTAGAGATTTTGTGTTGTAAGATGGAGTTTTCGAAAATGAGTATGAATCGTATTAATAAGAAATCGATTAACAAGTTGTCGGCCGTTCTTGGTAAGATCAAGAGCCGAAAACCACGTGCCCCGCGTAAAACGCCGCGGAAAGCTCGTGTTACTAAAGGTGTTGTTAAAGGTAAGCGTCGAGGTGGTGGCAATGGCCGCCAGGGAAACAAGAACTACATGGCTAGTGATGGCATGAATCGTTCAAGAGTTGTGACGAACAACTCAGTTATCGAGGACACCTTTCAGGTGCGTCGAGAGAAAATTGCGAATGTGAATGGTACCTCGGCCTTCACTATTGCGCAATCTCTCTACGTGAATCCAGGTAACAGTGTTTTGTTTCCCATTTTTTCCCAGATAGCGGCAACCTATGAAGAGTACCGCGTGAACAAGTTAGTGTTCACCTTTGAGACTGATGCCTATACGGCTGTTAGTTCAACTGCGTCTGCTGGTAAAATTATTTTAGCGACTAACTTTGATCCCGACGATGCTACGTTTTCGGGTGATACGCAAATGGAGAATTATTGCGGCTCAGTGAAGGGCCCACCTTATGCACCTATCATTGAACATGATTTGATGGCGGCTGGCCGGAGCCGACGTCGTGGTGCTAAAGGCGATTTCGCTTTGAATAATTACTTCGTTTATTCGTCAGGTAACGCGTTGGCGCCCGTTACCGGTGCAGGCAAGTTTTATGATGTGGGCCAGTTTCAGGTTGCCACATCTAATAATGCCGTAACCACGGAAATAGGTGAGTTGTATGTAACCTATTCCTTCACAATGATTCGCCCCAAACAGCAAACCCCCCTTGGTTCTAATTTGCTCCAAGCTCATATTGTTGAGAGTCCAGCGGCCAGTGCTGCGGCTGCAGGCAGTGCCTTTTTGGGCACGACTGGAGGTGTTTTGCGTTCTGGTTCAACGTTGCCCACGGTGGTAACAGGAAATACTTTTACTCTTCCATTCCAGGGTACCTATTTGGTAGCGTCTGCTTTTATTGGGAGTGTGACAGTTGTTCAATCTCTGGGAGGTGGCTCGGCCATCACAGGTGTTCAGATCATGCATGACAACGCGACGACGAGTGCGTCAGGCGTGTCCGGTTCGCAAGCCGTGTCAATGATCGTGTTTACGGTAGCGACGTCTGGTACAGGCGCTGCCAACACAGTGACGATCACTGGTTTGACCAATCTTGCTGCAGGTACAGCGGATATTTTCATTTCTCAGATCTCTACTGGTTTGACCGCTATGGTGCAGCCAGGATCTGATCATGAGTTGGAGGTGCGCATGCAACGTCTCGAGGAGATGCTTGCGCGCTTCGAGAAGCCTTCTCACAGTTTAGTCGTTCAGACGGAAAGTGATGATGATGAGTTTAAGGAAAATTCATTATCTCGATCGGTCGTTATTGGCCTGGTCGATGAGGCATTGCAAAAGAAAAGTTCTTCACATAAGAAAGTTTGATGCCCACCACTGAAGTGGTGTGAAGCATTGGAGACTTGTGTGTTTGTTTGATCCACCCAGGCTTTGGTTAAGAGGTAATCCTGAAGGTGGTATTTACCAGTGGTAAGTAGCCTCGACCCCCGTAAGGGGGGTTTGTAAATCTTGTTTTCTCTAATTTATTGGCGTTCGGCCTTTGACACGATCAGGTGGTATTTGCGTTTACCGATTAGAGTTCACTTCATTAAACAAGGTTGTCGCGCAAGCGGTGAGCGCTTAGCAGCGCGTTAATCAAAATAGCTTAACCGTTAGGTGACCGCGTCGTTTGGTCACTCAGGAATTCGGTTCAATAACGCATGTGATATAAGTCACCAAGGTTTCAACCTGTTGAGGGAGTTGAATC